GGCCTCTATGCCGGCCAGATTCTGTTGTAGGAACCGATTGACCCTCTCCTGACCCACATCCAGGGTCGAGGACCGAAGAGCGTCGATTCTGGCCTGCTCTTCCGGCGAGACCGCGAACGCCTGCCCGCCGAGGATGCCCCCGAGTCCGGCCTGAGCCTGACCTTCCAACTGCTCCCGGCCACCGAGAGCGGCCTCCTGTTGGGCCGCCAGATTGTGCTGGCGCTCGAAATTCCGGATCGACTTGGTGAGGAGGGCCTCTTCCTGGGGCGACCGGCCGGTGAATTCGGTCTTTTGGACCGATTCGGTGCCACCTTTGGTGGTCTGGCTGGTCTCCTGCTTGACCGTGGTCTCCAGGTTTTTGAGGTCCTCGATGGCTTCCCGCTGCCGGCGGTCGGCCTCTTTGGAGGCTTCCGCACCCCCAACGGCTCCCGCACCGGCCAAGCCACCGACGACGGCCCCGACCGGCCCTCCGACAGCGAATCCCAAGGCGGCACCACCAGCCGCGCCGGCTACCGTCTTGGCGCCGGGACTGGTGACGAGTTCTTCTGCGGTTGAACTAGCCATGAGCGGCCTCCATGGGGCGGGTTCTCGAACAGATATTCACGTCCTTTTCGGTGATTTTGAACCCGCATTTACGCTTCAGATACTGAGCGAATTTGTCGTTCGGGATGAAAGAGAGGAAAGTCCTGATTCTACCTTCAGAAATCATCTCAATGTGTCGAATCAGCTTGTTCACGCTGATGATCCCGAGCCGCGGCTCTTCCGGGTTGGTGGCGATCCAGTCGATGATGCCGACTTCAGAATTGGTGACGTAGAGCCAGGCGACCGAGAGCAGTTTGCCATTGTGTACGGCGACGTAGCCCGAGTCTGGAAGAACCTTGCCCTGCGGCGCTACATTCCAGTTTCTGGACGTGAACCACTCCGAGACCTCTGCGAGGTCGTCGTCTTCCAGGTCCCTGACTATGATGTCCTTGATCGCCATACTTACCCTTATAGCTCGTGAGCCATGAGTCTGACATTCAGAATCCGAAGGGCCGTCGCTGACCCTACATCGTATTTGATCTTGTAGGTATAGGTCCCCGCCCCCGGGACGTCGATGAAGTTGAACGCTGCAGGAGGTAGGCGATATTTGCCTGCCTGAGTGTAGAAAGGCACCTTGATCAGCGTCCCGCCGCCTTTGTCCACTTCCAGTGTACAGGGGTCGGTGGTCAGTTCCTCACACTCGATGTAGGTATTGGTCGACGACGTCCCGGCCTGCATCGAAATCAGCACCGGCCCGCCTTGGGTGGTGATGGTAACAGAGTTGTTTACAAGGTCACCCGTGGACGCCGTGGTGAAGACCAGTTCCGCCGCCCCGGTGTCAGCCGACAGAGCCACGTTCCCTAGGGTGGCTGGTGTCCCGGCCGTCTTCACAGCCCTGTCTACCTGGGTGATCGTATTGTCGAGTATTTCGGTACTGCTTACCGCGCCGGTCGCCAGGGCTGACCCCGGCAGGTCGTCGATGACGACTTCTCCGGCTATGATCTTGGTCGTCACCCCGTCGACATTGACGTCAAGCGACCCATCGACCTGGCGATCCAGACCCTCCCCGGACAAGGTCGGGTCCAGTTTGGTGGGCTCGATCTGAGTCAGGGCCGTCAGGTTGTCCTCGTTCAGGTTGTTGACGGTCGAGTAAATGTTGCCGAATTCAGAGTTCAACTGATCGGCGGTCAGGACATTGCCGTTGATGTAAGTGTTCACCTGGGAGGTCAAAGCCCCCATGGAGATGAAGGCGATCAAGGCGATGACTGCAAGGCTTGGCTTTCTCATGCGCTTCCCCCTCTCACCGGGACGTTGGCCTCTTTGGCTTCGATCATGAAACCGTAGACCCCGACATCGGCTTGAGCATTGTAGATGACTTCAATCTGCAGGCCATAGCCTTGGCCTTTGAGCGGTATGGTTTGCGGGACGAATACCCCGCTTCCGAGTTTGCTGGTGCCGAGTATGAAGCTCGACCCCAGTTGATCTTCTCCGGAGTCCACCTCGATAGTCCGGGTTGTGACCTGGCGGGAGTCGACATAGCCGTTGATCCCGAGCGTGCCCTGTCCGTCAGTGGAGGCCAGAACGGTGGCGTGCTTCCAGGTGTGCTCCATGTCCATCTCGCCGCCGGGGTAGATGAACCCTGACTTGAAACGGCCGGTGTAGGCCGTTCCGAGGTCGGTCCTTACCTCATCATTGATCAGAGCCAAAACCCCGTCCTTGCGGCCGGTGATGACCCGGTTGATCCCGCCGTCCACGTAGTTGGCCATGGATACGGCCTGGTGATTCTCCCAGACTCCAGACCAGATGGACTCCTGGGTATTGAACGCCAGGATCAGGTCGCTTTCGGTGGCCGTCTTGCTGGGCACCGAAATGTAGTACATGTTGTCTTCTTCATCGAAGGCAGCGGTGTACTGAGTGAAGTCGGAGCGATTCAGTCCCTTATTCCAGAGCTTCGAGATCGGACGGGAGATGAATCCATAGTCTGACTCGATGGCCTTGTCGGTCGACGACATCCTGAGGATGCCCCGCTCGGAGGCGTAGATCACATCATTGGCGATGGGGACGATCGTATGGTGACCGATGCAGCCGATCTGCCGGCTGATGGTTTTCACCACGAAATTGTTGATCTGATTCCCAGTCACTTCGAACTGGGCTCGGTTCATGAAGAGGTAGAGTCGGCTTTGGAAGGAAACACCGCCGACAATACCGTTCGGATCGCCGAAAGGATCGAAGTCGAGAGATCCGGCGGCGTTCGGGAGACCCGTGGCGCCGAAGCCGGTCGTCGCCCATGTCGTCGCGTCGAAGAACTCTGAGTAATAGCCTCGATATGGGAACCCGGGTACGCCCCACCCCCACATGCGTCCGCCGTGGGAGAGGAGGTAGGACGGCGTTCCATCGGGTGGTTGACTCCCGGCTGGAACTGTTGAGGCGGCTGGGGCGACCCCATCCCATACGTACATCCCCTCTGCCGGGTCGGTTGAGACCCAGTAGACCTTTCCTTCGAAAGTCTGGAAGGTGACTCGTCCGGTGGTGGGTAGGATGATTGTACTGGTGAGATCAGTCGCCACCCCGGTTCGGCTGTCAATTCCCCAGATCTTGGTGCCCTGTCGAACCATGAGAGTCGATTTAGGAGCTCCTGAACCGGAGTCATAGCGCCAGAACTCATGGAGTCCAAGGATCGGGTCATCGCCACTGCCTCCGTTTTTCGGATTGGTCGGGTACGAAGCTCCTTCATCGGAGGCGTCGGTGTTGAAATACGCCTGACCGCCTCGGAGTCTGCGGGCAAGAGTCGAGCCGACCAGGATGTTGTTGGCTTCGACCATCTCATTGGGGGCGACGATCAGGGGATTGTCGGTCACGTTCAAACCGGCAGAAAGGAAATCCCTGCCGTTGAACCGAATCCGCCGTGTCGACTTAGTGGTCAATCGTCAACCCTTCCGAACCAATTGAGTCCGAAGAACCCGGGGTACTTCCGCCGTGTCCGGTTGAAATACCGGCGACGGTGCTGGATTCTGGCGACCGAGTCGGTCATCTCCTGATCCCCAGCCATGCGGCTCCAGGAGTTGGCAGCCATCTTCGACGTCTCGGCCAACATCGCCGGGTTTTCCTGGTAGCGGTAAACCTCCGCCAACACCCCGTAGTAAAGCACGTCGATATGCTCCGGAGGCACCAGATGGTAGCAGGTGTCGGAGTCCTCCAGTTGCGTCGGACGCTCCGTGTACTCGATGTGACACGAGTAGCGCCGATCGGGCGACGGGAAGAATTCGATAGTCCACTGCCCCGACTGGTTCTCAGTCTGGGTCAGGGTGTACCACTCCGGAGGTCCGGTGCGGCAGGGGTCTCTCGACTTCATCTCCCGGAACTTCTGCAGTCCGAGTGGCTTGATCTCTCCGATGCCGGTGACCGACAAAGAGCGAACGGCCTGGACCTTCGGGTCCAGTTGGTGACGGTCGTAGAGGATCTGATACTCACTGAACGCGGCGTCGTCGCCGGCATACATTGAGGCGAGCTCAAACTCCTTCAGGGTGTTGAGCTTCCGGATCCGGTAGAAGTCCTGGTCACGCTGATTCGGACAGAATTGCTGCCCGAGCATGTTGGCGTTCAGTTGGATGAGCGGGACAGCGCCGTTGTCGATGTCGACCGACTCCGTGGCCACGTAGCTGCCCTCGGTCAGGGCGACGGTGCCAGCGCTGTACGGACCCATGAGGTCGATGAAGAGTTCCCGGTTGGTAAACTTCCAGTGTCGGCCCTTGAGCCG